CACAATCACTGTGTCAAGATCAAAATACAATAAATTGCCATTGAATAAATCTCTGTTGAATAATTGCAATTTGTACCACCAGGATTTCTTGGGTCCTGATACTCCAGGCCATTCTTCCAGACAGTGCTTGACCATGTGCGGAGGAACTGATCTATGATGCTCGGTATACACATGTAGTCTGATACCACCGGGACGCACTCGTTCCAACATACTGTGCAGTTTTTCTACATACTGCCAAGTATAACCAGAACCGTGTATCACACAGGCACAGTCAATTATATCGTCAGTGCGTTCTCTAGGATGTTTAGGCATTGCCTGGATCCAACTTACCACTCCATAGTGCAGGATATTTTTTTGCACAACTGACCAATCTAGTATCCAACCCTGTTGTGCCTATTTTTGTCACTCGGTTTTTGCCTTTTTTGACCACTGAATTATAACTGCCAGTGGTCATACCTTGCGCAATCTCTGCACTGGTTTTGCCCAGCTTGTGTTGCCAGCCTGGGCCTTCGCGTAAAGATTCTATGTGCTCTTGCTTAGTAACTGTATTGCCCATCATTGTTAGGTGATATCCTGCTTCAATTTTGGCATCGCCGAACTTGCCCCAGGTTTTGTTTTTGCTACAGTACATTTCGTTCATGGGTTCAGGCAGAATATCCAGTCTAGTAGATTTGGTGCCAGGCCAACGGCCGTAGTCCATTTGCCAGTCCATGTAGCCCGATCTTACATCCTGTGCCCAGAACATGCTGCCGCGTTGATCGATCATGTGTTTGCACTGATCAAGATGCGCAGGATCCCAGAACTCGTCCAGATCACTGAGCATGACGTAATCACTGCTGCTGACACTACTGACTACGTTGGCCACAGCCTGACGCATCATGCGTTCCACATAACGGCTTTGGTCTTTGAATGCTTCTGGATCGGGATTGGAGATTTGGCTTTTGTCAATTACCAAGTAGTGGTACACAATTTTACGTTTGATTGACTCTGGTAGTTGCTGATAAACTCGATCAAACTGTGCAGCATGTGGCTTGAGACTGAATGTGGTGTCTGTTTCAACAATCACAAACTTGTCTACATATTGATCTAAGTAATCAAGCCTTAGAAAAAACAGGTCCGTTTCATTGTAGTAGAGAAAGCTATCAATCATTTTGGTCCATAGATTGTGTCGCCACCAAGTTCAATAATTTCTCGATAGCCAAGGCTGTTAACAAATGCCTGATATTCAGCAACATCATAGGTATGCATGCTCTTGTTTTCTCTGCCGCCACCATGTGTGTATTCAACCATGAGTATGGGCTGGCAACGACGAATTGTTTGTTCAGCACCTTTGAGTACTTCAAACTCCCAACCTTCCACATCAATTTTGATCATGTCAACATTGTCTAACTTGAAGTCGTCTAGTCGCTTGCTGGGGATGTCATAGATCTTGGCATTTTTTCGATTCACTGCCACAAACTCGTCATCGACCAATTGAAAACTTCCAGAGTTTTTCATAGTGCGATAGGCGCCATGGAGCATACGGCTTTCATTGCTCATGGCATTGTTGAAACATTTTACGTTGGAGAACTTTGCTGTGTTTTTTGTAAGACAGTTGTAGTGATCAATCATGGGCTCAAATGCATACACTTGTTCAAACAACGGTGCCCATTGATGTACACTGATGCCGACATGTGCTCCAATGTCAACTACATTTCTAAAATTCTTAACGTGTTTGAGTGTTTCGTCTCTGGCTCCTTGGCCAAATCCCAAGATGTTTTCGCCAAAGCGATTAAAGTAATCTTGAAACGGGAATACTAATCCGTGTATTTCGTGCATATAAATCCTTGTCGAAGATATTTACCGTTATATACCCAGTAATCTTTTAATAGGTGCTCCTGTGGCCAGTTCCTGTGTGGTCCATTCTGTGTGTGCCAACTGGGTTGCCCACTGAGTACGATCAGGCATGTGCGGTGTTTCAATCATGGACAAGTCCAAGTTGGCCACAGGAGCTGCTAGGCTGCTGGGCCCAACAAATGCTGGAACCCCGGCAATCACAGACTGTGGGCCAGGTCCTGAGTTCCAATTGACCACGGCCCAGGCATTTTTTAAAGTTTGGTCAAAGTCATAGTCGTCGTAACTGCCGGTTATCTTTTTTGGGTGCTCTACCACAATGTCCGGCATTGATATGTTAAACCTTGGGTGCGATCTGACCACAATGGGTCGACTGGTGTGTTTGCGTATGGTGTTGACTGTGTTGTGCAACCACTGTGTCATCGGTGGTTGTCCTGCCCACTGTTCACTGTCTGCACGTTGCACAGCAATCACAATGTTGTTGCCCTGCTGCCAAGGTTGCAACTTTATACCCAGGTGCTCAGCACGATTAACATCCACAATTGAATTGGGATACGAGTCAATGCTGGTTCCGTTGATGCCCAGTTTCCATGTGTATCCGCGACGAATCATGCCCACTTCTACAACTATTACCGGACGACCTGATTTTCTGTATGCTTGCCACACAGCCCGATTGCCACGCATGCGACCTGCCCATAGCATGCTCCAAATCACTGCTACATCTGCTGTCATGTCATCGGTAGACTGTTTTAAACCGGTCACGGCTAGTCCTTGCCGCAAGGCAGAGAAAACAGGACCACTGTTTAGGGCGCCGAATTGTTCAAAAAGGCTCACACGCATAGATATATAGTAGTTATGAATTACACTGTAGTCACAACATTTAATCAAGCAGGATACGAAAAGTATGGTCAACGCATGATACAAACTTTCTTAAAGAATTGGCCCCAGGAGGTTCAGTTGGTTGTGTATGCTGAAGGCGTCAATGTTCACCAGTCGGCACCTAATTTGACTGTTTATGATCTTGAGTCAGTGAGTTCTGAGCTTAAAAAGTTCAAAACACAGTGGCACGGTGTGCCCAAGGCCAATGGAGATGTCAGTGCAGATCCTGTTCGCAGCCGCAGAAAGGATGCTGGGAAAGGATTTAAATGGGATGCTGTGAGATTTGCTCACAAGGTATACAGCATTTTTCATTGTGCAAAACACACCCAGACTGATTGGTTGATCTGGATGGACGCAGACACTGTGTGCCATAGTCCTATCAGTGTGTCCCACATCAGTCAACTGTGCCCCAATGACCGAGAATTGTGTTTTTTGGGACGGCGTGGTAAATTCAGCGAATGTGGGCTGTATGCCATGAATCTGCAGAGTTCTGGAGTACAAAGATTTCTAGCAGATTTTCAACGCTACTATGATGATGCTGAGCAAGGTATCTTCTTGCTAGACGAATGGCACGACTCGTTTGTGTTTGACGTTGTGAGACAAAATCATGGCCTGCGTGAACTAGATTGGTCAGGTCATTTGATCAAGGGCGAAGGACATCCTTTGATCAATTCAGAGTGGGGTGCATACCTAGATCACCTTAAAGGCGATCGCAAAAGCCTGGGTCGCAGCAAAGACAAAGACCTGTTGGTCAAAAGAACCGAAGAGTACTGGAATTAAACGTACTGACGCATATGGCGCCAGCAGGCTCCTGAAGCAAGTTCCTGAAAGTTCCAGTGAAACATTGATATGCGTTCAAGCCATGGTTGTCTGTTGTGCAATACAGGTTTTTCTATCTGTGATAGATCAGTGTTGGCAATATCTCTACACTGGCTTCTAGTAGGATCTGTAACAAACACAGGATAACCTTCTATGGCTGCACCTACCACTGAGCTAGAATTGTAATTGACCACTGCCCAGCAATTTACCAAATCTTGTTCCATGGTACGTCCTGGTGCACTGACTGATACACCTGGCATGTTTTTTAACTGTGCAAGATACTCTGCACTACCTTTGTCTCCAGGATGTGCTCGTATTACTATGGGTCGACTGCTGTGCTGTTGAATGGTGTGTATAGTAGATCGGGTCCAGACAACTACATCCAGACCTGACATTGACCACCCTCCGTTGCGTTGCAAACACAACAACACATGACTGCCTTGTGATCTATAATCTTTCACGGCTAACTTTAAATCGCGTTGTATCTGCTGCCAACGTGCAGGATCAACTTGATTGTCACAGTAGATGCCTGTGGTAGGAAAGATTCCATTGAAACTATAACGCAGATAATTGCCTGGATTCGTTTTGTCCTTGTACAAAAACAAGTTGCTGTCCACAGCCACGGTCCGACGATGTGAACGAATAGCATCTCCTCGCAGTTTCAAATGCGGCCTTGTGCCTATTTCGTGAGTCCATCCTTGAATTACCCCAACATCAGCAGGCCGACATTGATGATCACGAACATCAAATACCTGATCGCCCGTTTGTCTAACTCCCTGTGCAAAGTTAGTGAGTATCAAGGGCTTTTCTAAATTTTTATTGCCTGGAGGTACCGAACAATGATAAACTGCAACTGTGGTCATACAAGTTTGTGATTTTTCAACAGGTCTTCACTGTTAAAGGGATCTTTGGCACCAGCTTTGTAGTGCATGATATAAGGGGCCATTACACTGCGAGGTATAGGTGTTTTGTGTCTCTGTCCAGGATTGAGTTCCAACATCTTTACACCTGCTGTTTCCATTTCTGCTACCACTGCTCCGTACACTTCTCCGTCATAGAATCTTCGTAGATCTTTGCCCAGTTCTTTATCATAGTACTCAAGATAACGGTCAGCCATGTTCTGGAATTTTTCGTGTTTCTTGTTTACAATAAAAAATCCTGTTTCACAACTGAAACTGATTCTACTCGGATCAGAATCGCTAGGCCAGTCGTGCTTGACTCCATAGTGTGTGCTTAATACGTTGTCTGGTGTGATCATGTCAAGCAACTGCGGGTTAATTGGCATTGTGGTCACTACATCAGCATCAAGCCATATCAATCGATCACAGTCAATGTTGTTCATGGCATGAACAATACTGAATGCTTTTTTGGCAAATGTTATAGTACGATTTCCGTGTCCGCGTTGAACAAAATCAAAATATTCCGAAGGCATGTTGGTCCAAGGCATGTAGTGAGTCCATTTGTTCTTGGGAGGCTCGGACATGTTTTCATTGTATACGTACAAGGGAATATCACCTGGCCAATGCATGCCATAACTTTCGATGCAGGCTTTACCACACTTTTCGTAGTAGGTCTGATCCATTGATGTTATACAAACAAACTTTTTGGTCATATTTTATCCAAATAAAATTTTGTGCGCTTGTCCATTGCGCATTTCGCTGATGTGAAACTGTCCATAAGCAAGATGATGTGCCCAGGCTTCGCGCAAAAGAGTGTCAGGCCAACTAGGATTGTCTATGTTGGCTAATCCGCGGCTGGCCACAGGATCAGCAGCATTTACTGGAGCCAGTGTAAACGCTGGAACACCTGCTATGATGCTTTCAACTGCTGCAACAGAGTTGTATGTGACCAATGCATGCACATCATCTGCCAACACCGCAGACAAAGGATCCAATCGTACCCGATCTTCACGCCGGGATGCTCGTTGTCGCACTATTATTTGCCTGTCAGTGTAGCGTTTGATAGTCGCCACTGTTTGTTCAATCCATTGCTGTTGTTCAATTTTGTAAAACTTGCAGGGTTTTTCGTCTGGTGCTGCTATGATAATTTTGCTACCGTACTTTCTTGGTTGCAGTTTGATTTGCAGTTGCTGCCAACGATCTGATGGGCGTTCAATTATTTTGCCATGTTGTAAATTGTTTGGCACAATTCTATGCCAGTGCTTCCATCCGTTGGGATTGGCCGAACTAGGTGTATTTCCAAAATAGCCTGAATCAACGTACCAAAAGTCTCGTTGTGATCGTTGGCAATACTTGATTACTTTGTTTAGAATACCACGCAGTACTATGGGATCTCTGCTGGCATTGAAATCAAAATCTTCAGTGCTCACAGCAGTTGCCCCGCATCCATGTGCAAACATGTTGATATATTCGTCTTGCCCGTTTTTACTTAGAAAAATCATATGGTATGTTGTTGACAGTATTCTGTAAGTATGCGTTCTCTGTGCCATTCATCGCCCTGTGGCGTGGCAGCAAACTCTTGAAAGCATGGCGTACCAAGTGTGTAGTGCAGTAACTTGGCGTCGGCATTTGGCCCGTACTCATCGGGCAACCAGTTCCATTCCGGTGGTAGCTCGCCAATGCGGTCATCTTCTAACCACGAGAAGCGGTGGAGCTCACTGCCGGTGGCTTGTTGAACAAACTCGGGAGTAAGTCGCCTGTTAGGAAAGCTATTACAATTCCACAAGATAACACTACTCCAATTTTTTCGAGGATAGTTTTCATTCTTTGCTCCTAGGTATTTCACTGGCATGCGTGTTTGATAATCATGCTTGACCACCATGACATCTTTGTATGAATTTTGCAATTCCCAAAGTTCTACAATGTCACCTCGAACAATCATGTCGCCGTCGATGAATATAGCCCATCCTGTGTAGTCTTGCAGGTGTGGTACAAGAAAACGTGTGTAGATAAAGTGATTGCTGCCGTCAGTGTGAGTTTCGTTGTAGTCTTGAAACAAGTTCAAAGCCACAGGCACAATAGCCACTGGCCGACTGGCATTTCTAATTATGCTGTTCACACAGGTATGATAAGCAATGGCTTCTCTGGGATCATACCCTACATACACTGGAATGGCTTTCATCGGCGCTCTATGTCCTCTTCCACACAATTCTCGCCGTACTGAATTTCAATCAACCGCAGTGGTTGGTCAGTTTCATTGCACAGTTGATGCCACTCGCCCAAGCGAATCCAGGTGTGTTGATGGCGTGCAGGGCTGGCCATTAGGTCATGGTCTGTGCTGTGTGGATCTACGGTGTACACTGTGGCTTCGCCTTCGGCCACAAACCAAAACTCAGCACGTTTTTCATGACGTTGCATGCTAAGGCATGTTTTGGGATTTACTGTAAGTTCTTTGAGTTTGACATGACTACCCACTTCGTGCAACACACGATAGTAGCCCCAGGCTCGTTCTGTCTTGGGTTTCTTCCAGTCTTCAAGAATCCAGCTTGAGCTGTTCTTTTTGTCTTCTCCGCCCACTCCAAACGCAAACTCAACATCGTCAAACACCATTTCAGGAATGTTTTCCTTTGTGCGATCACCTCCATTGGCGAACACAATCTCAGCATCAGGATAGCGAGTTTTAACTAATTTAATAGCGTCGATGCTGGATCCATCGTCGTCGTTGTACACAACAACTTCGTCAACCACAGCAAGATTGCCCACAATTGCCATGCGCTCTTGCAAAGGCATGAAAGGCCTACCTTTTTTACGGGTAAGCCATTCATCACTATTGAGTCCTACAACTAACCTATCTCCCAGTGTTCTAGCAGCTTTGAAGTAGGCGATGTGTCCAGAATGCAAGGGATCAAAACCCCCGGTAACAATAACAATTTTCATATTGCTATTTAAACCAGCGGTCAGAACAAGTCAATCTTTTCCCAAGGCAAATAGTCCTTGCCAAAGTGTCCGTAGTTTGTAGTAGAGCTGTAGATTGGGCGGAACAAATCAAAACGTTCAATAATACCTCGGGGCGTAAGATCTACAGTTTGTTGTATTTGCCGTGTGAGCTCTCTACTCAAAGTTGACGAATAAGTTTCAATATAAAAACTCATAGGGTCTTTGAGCCCAATGGCATAACTGATTTGACAAGTAGCCCAAGGTGCTCGGCCACTTGCCACAATGTTCTTGGCAAGATAACGCATCATGTAAGCGGCACTACGATCCACTTTAGTAGGATCTTTGCCACTGAAGGCTCCGCCACCATGAGGACTATAACCGCCGTAAGTATCAACAATAATCTTACGGCCAGTAAGCCCAGTGTCACCATCAGGACCACCAATAACAAATCGACCAGTAGGGTTAATAAAGAATTCAGTTTTGTCATCTACATATTGTCCGGGCAAAATGTTGCGAATTGCAAGCTCTACATATCGACGCACAAAATCAATGTCTACAGATTCGCTGTGTTGAGTACTGCAAACTACCTTGGCAATACGTACAGGTCGATTCGTTTCGTCGTACTCGAATGTTACCTGGCTTTTGGCATCTGGGCCCAACCATCCCAGTACTCCATTTTTACGAGCCTGTGCAAGTGTTTCCACAATACGGTGACTCCAATAGATGGCGCTGGGCATGTATGCATCAGTTTCGTTGCAGGCATACCCAAACATCAGGCCTTGATCACCAGCACCAAATGTATCAGTGCCCAGTGCAATGTCTGCACTTTGTCCGTGTAGCAAGTTAGTGATTTCAACTGTGCGCCAGTCGAACCCAGTTTGCTCGTAGCCTACATTTTTGATCACTTGGCGCACAGCTGATTCAACTTCTTGGTTGTGTAGCACGCCTTTGTACTCTCCTGCAACTATCACGCGATTGGTTGTGACCAAGGTTTCGCATGCGCAACGCAGGCTAGGGTCTTGCTTCTCCATCACAAGATCTAACACAGCATCACTGATTGCATCAGCAATTTTGTCTGGGTGTCCTTCTGACACACTTTCACTAGTAAACAAATAACTCATATTATACTGTAATGTCTTCCATACCGGCCGAGCGCAACCTAACAATATGGCCCATTTGCCATTGTTTGGTTTCTAGACCTTTCATAATGCCCAGCCACTTGTTGCGTAGCAAGGCCACTTCGTTAATGATTGTTTCAAAGTCGATCACTTCATCTTCGCCGTCTGCATATTTTTCAGCATCACGACTAGTTAGTGCTCGTGCATAGCCTTCTAGATATTTCTGAAAATGCTTGCGGCGTATCTTACGCAGTTGAATATTGAGATAGTTTAACACAGCTTCGATTTCTTGAAGCTGGTTAAATCTATGTTCAGTATGTCCTGGCAGTTCTTTGATAGATTTTTCTACTAGACCACCGATACGACATTCTCGCTTGGCGTCTTCTAACTCACGCTCGTAGTGAGCTATGAAATCAGGTATAGCACCAAGATTGGCAACGACTCGACTGTACCACATTAGATGTTGTTCTCGCTGAAATATTGATTGATTTCTGGCCAAAGACTTTTCCAATCAGTACTGCGGCGTTGATCAATCATGTTTAGTGTTTGTTTTAGCATTTGCAACCTATCAATCTGCATATCCCCTGTTGCGAACAAACGCACAATACCATCCAACCTCTTTCGAGATTGATTGTCCCATTCTGTGGCCACTGGAAACTCGTCCAACAACATATTCAGTTGATCTTGAAAAAAGTCTTTGCCAAAAATGTCTGGGTGATAAATTTTTTCAAGTCCACTATCGACCACGTGGTAATCTTGTAAAATTTTAGGATTGGTCTTTTTATATTCTGCAATTTTTCTTTGAAGATCGATTGCTGTTTTGATAGTTAGCGAAGTCAACACCTGGTGCACCGACAATGACAACCAGCGATGTTGCATTAAAAATTCAAAGTTTCGTTGCCAATTTTCTAGCTTCAGTCCGTGTCGAACAAATTCTGCTTGCGGTCCCCAGCAATCTAGGCTAGCACTTATGTGCACTTGCTTGACTGCTCTGGACACAGTTAAATCTTTGCTGACAGAAACAAATCTTTGCACAGTTTCAATTGAACTGTTGAGATTGGTATTTACAGCTAACTCTAGATTTTTGTTTTTCAATCCTGGCAGAATTTCTAAAATTTGCCAAAGTTCATTTTGCAACAAAGGTTCACCACCAAGAATACTAAGCCTGGACAGTTTAGATCCATTGTTTTTTAACCAGTCAATATACAGAGCAAACAACTCATCACGCTGTGACGTTTTGTCCACTGCTGCTATGCCGATTGGGTATGGGCCAAATTTCTTGAGTTCTTGATTTATTTTGGAACTGAACATTGGCAAACAATACACACATGCTAGATCACAAGTATTGTTCAAGTAAATCTCGCTAATGCGCGGAGTAACCTCTAGTTCTCCTGTGCCAAAATCTTCAGGTGTCAGTCCTGGAATATTGTTGTGATACAGTCGATCGCTTGTGCCACCAGCATCTTCGATGTTTTTGCAGTATTCGCATCCACGCCCAGATTTGGGCCACTCCCCCCGAAGCATGCGTTGACGATCGTCAACAACTTCAGGGGTGTTATGAAACGAATCAAAGGTATCCGCTGATATCTGTACTGGAGTCACTCGATGACAACTTGATGACTTGCCGTTGTAAAGTCTAAAAGTATTCCAACCCCATTTAAACACACACGCTGATGCGTTTTGAATAGGGAAGATACTGTTACCATTCGTCATCAGCGTTGTAGTCGTCTTCGTCAATGTACTCTTCCTCTTCCTCTTCTTCATCAAAAGAGTTGTCGTCGAGGTAGCTGGTAAGTGCAAGTTTTATGTCTGAGTCGTGTTTGAACGTGTCTCTTATGGTTTCTGGATCTTCGTCGTTGTCGATCAAGATCGAAACCAGAGTTTCCGCAGCTTCGCTACGATCAACAGTGTTTACATATCTCTTGAGCTCGCTCCAAATTTCATTGGCAATGTGTGAATGCATTATTCCTCCTCGCTGTCACTTTCAGTGGTACTTACCTTGTCAGATTGATTTGCAAAGTCTGCCATGATCTTGTCAAGGCAACCTTCTTCATTGGCTTCCCATGCTTTACGGAACTGTTTGATGATCTCGCCTTCACTGGTTACAAACATCAGTCGATTACCGTCCTTCTTGAGCATGCCTTTCTTCTCAGCCAAGTCAACTAGGCCGCTATATGGGCTCATGCCTTGCTCATAGGGAATCTTGACCTGCACACCTTCAAAAGGCTTGGCGTAACGAGTTTTCATGACTTTACATGCTGATCGAATGCCCATGACGTCTGTGACTTTGTTGCCGTCCTCGTCCTCTTTGAGCTTGAGTTTGCGCATGGCAACCACAATACTGCTGGCGTAGATGAAACCCTGACCGCCTGAGATTTTATCATCGGGGTCAAACATGTCCTGGCTTGCGTATGTGTGGTTAGTACACACCAAGCCCACGTTGTATGAACCAAACATGTTGACACAGTTACGCACCAAGGCAGTGAGAGCTTTTGGCTTACGGCCAAGATCACCCTTCATTTCGCCTGCTTCGAACTGGTTAATATCCGTGGGAGTCAACAACATGCCCAGGCTGTCAATAACAAACATGACCTTGGGACGCTCACCATCGGGCAAGGCTTTGTAATCGCTCATGAATGTAGCAATAGTTTTGGCCACGTCATCAATCATGGCCATGCTCAACTTCAA